TCTGATTTTACGATTTTTAATATATCCGAATAAGGACCCCATGCGACGAATGTTGGATCTGCTTTTGCAAATGTTCTTTCGTCATTACCAACAGAAGTAACTGTGGAAGCTAGTTGAACTGCTGATGCAGGAACTGGATCCGAAGCAGTTGGAACTGGTTCAGGTAATAATCCATCTAATGAGTAAGTACCAATCTTAACTCTATTTTCTGGGGTTAATAAAGGATAAAAATCCTTTTGCGTATAGCCAAAAGACTTAGCAATATCTTCGATGATTGCTCTACGGAAGTCTGTTTGACCTGGAAATTTTCTAGATATTTCTTCCAGAATAATTTGGGTTGATTTTTTCATTTCTTTCATAATATATTTAACTCCTTATTTTTTAATATATAGTGGGTATTATACCACGTTTCAATGGGATTGTAAATCCCTCTTTCGTGAACTTTTCGTGAATTATGCGACCTCCTTACCAAATGAAGTCATTAGAACTTTATTTAGTTTTTTACCTTTGGAATGCTTTTTAAAAGCGGTCCTTAGTTGGCTATCGGATTCAGTTCCGAAAGTTTCGAAATCTTCGTTTTCTGCTTTTAGTGTTTTACCACCTTTTAGCAAATAGTATTGGTCGTAACCAAATACGTTTTGTTTAGAAACACATTTGTTTTTTCTGTATTCTGCTGCACATTCTTTTTTGAATTCATCTAGGTATATGTTGTCATCTTCAGAACTAACTTCTTCTTTTAAACGCCATATTCTATCTCTCCAATGCTGATTATTATCTGCCATAAAGAAACCAATTGTTTTAGTATTATATCTTTTTTTAATATTTTCAAGTAAAGCTTTAGTCGAATTATATCTGCTTTTTGTTTCACAAATTTTACCATCGATTAATATTTTGTATCCACCGTTGTAATAGTTTGTTGTATCTAATTTTTTATCTTCCATGTTTCTAGATTGAATAACAGATAATCCATTACTATCACCATCTGTGAAAGCAACAAAATTCATTTTCTGAACTTGGTGCTTAGCTTTAAAAGCTTTTATTAAATAATGAGAAACAATTAATGCTTGGTTAAGAGGTGTTGAACCATATTCTTCGTATGGACAAAGTGACTCATAGTGCCAGTATTGATTAGAATTTTTTCTACCATACATGTGACGAAGTGAATCCTCGAAGTCTTTTTTCTTAAGAGAAGAAGAACAAACTAATGGCATAGATAATCCATCTATGTGCATATCACCGTCGTTATGGTGACGTAAAGGATTTGTGCTTTCATCGTGATATCTTTTAAATCTTGGATTAGTGCTAGTAAAACCATAAACGTCAAAAGGTATATTAACTGCTTTACAGAATAAAACTAAGTGAAGAACCTGATCCATAACATAAGGCATTGATTGATGCATAGAACCAGAATAGTCGATAAGAAATATCATACCATGGTTTTTAGCATCTGCTAATCTTGTTACTTGAGAAAATATATCTTCTGAAGTTTTATAAGACCAGAGTTTGTTAACATCTAATCTACCTGTTTTAGCAGTTGTTGCTCTTGTGTATTGGAAAGCAGCTTTTCTTTGTTCGAATTCTTTAACAGCAAAGTTAACTGCTTTTTTAGATTCTTTTAAGTAAGCTTTAAATCCAGCGTATTTGTCAGCATCTGCATTTCGACCGTATTCTTTTCTTTCTTCTTGTAGGGTTTTATAATCTATAACAGCAGCTTCTAAATGATCTTTTCTTAATTTGTTAATAAAAGTTTTTTGGTTACCATCTTCGTCTTTATCTAAAAGTTTTTCTTCTGATCTACGGTGACATTCGTCTGTCAACGAAACATCTTCTTGATATTCAGGTTGATTAGATAGTTCAGTATTTTCTGTGTCACCTTCTTTATCAAATAAATTTTCTTCATCATCTTCTAAACCAGCTTCTCCTTCTTCCTCGTCTAAATCGCCTTCCATATCTTCTCTAAAAGCTTGGTCTTCTGCTTTTTCATCTTCAGATTTAGATTCTTCGCCAGGTGCTGATTCCATATCGTCGTGACCTTGAGGTAAATCTTCTTGGTCTTCGTTAACTTGCGGTGTATCTTTTGGTGGTTCACCTTGTGGTTGTAATAATTCTGGTTGATTTTCTTTTGTAAAAGCTAATATATCTTTTGCTAATTGTACAACTTCATCGAATGTTTCTGTTGTTAAAGATCTTTTAAGGAATACTTCTTCTTCTGGTGTAAAAGGAACTTCTGCTAAATGACCTAATTTAGTTTTAATATTTATTTTATCGATAAGCTTAATATCTTTCCAATCCATAGAATCTACATCGCCAAAGAAACCTTCTGCTTTTAGAACCTTATATCCACGAGCCATAGGACCAACTAATCCTGGATATATGTTTTGGATAAATCTTTCTATACGAGCATCTTCACATACGTTAAGATAAGATCTTGGAGCACCTTCTAATTTTTCTGGGCTATCGTGCCAACCTTCGAATGGTGTATGTAATGCGTGGGAAACTTCGTGACCAACTAATAAGTCGTAAACATCTTTACCCATATCTTTCCATAAAGGTAAACCAAGGACACGATCTTTTACATCGAACCAAGCAGTATGATAATTACCATGTTGAATAGTAATGTTTTCCTTAGCTAGTAGCTTTGGTAATATTGAACTGTGATGCATTAAAACTCCTTACTTTTTTAATTTATAGTGTATATTGTACCGTATTTTTAGTCCTTTGAGAACCCCCTAAATTGAAAGTTCACGTAAAGTTCACGTAACTATTTATCTGATTTTAGAGAAGTTTTTAGATTTAAAAAACTCTATTTTAGACCTAAATTTGTTTTCTAGTACATCACCTTTATGTGAAATAATAAAGGTATTCGAATCTGAATCTAGTGTATCTAATATCTTAGTTAAACTATCTACACCGTCGTGGTCCAGAGAACTATCAAATGTCTCGTCGAGTATTAAGAGATTTGTTGCTGCACTGTTTTTTAACTTAGCTATTTGTCGCCATGTAAAGAGGAGACTTAAATCTATTCTTTGTTTTTCTCCTTCTGAAAACGATGCATAATTGAAACTATCTCTATGGCGAGATCTTATTGTTTCATTAAAGTTTTCATCTAAATGGAAAGCAACAAAGAAATCTAATATTTGTAAATACTGATTAATTAATCTATTCATAACAGGTAAGTATTGTTTTATTACTTTAGTTTTAATACCTGTATCTTTTAACATTTCCCCGATGACTTCATTATATGTTCTTTCTTCTACATACTCTAGTTTCTTTTCGGTTATCTCTTCTTTGGATGTACGGAATTCTTTTAGTTCTTTTTTAGCTGTTCCAGTATCTCCAGTTTGGCTATTTAATAGATTAATTTCTTTTTGTATTTTATCTATCTCTTTTTGTATTACAGAAATCTTTTCATTATTCGAATTAATCTTTTGTTGTTTTTGTTGCAACGTATTTAGTTTATTAGATATATCTTGTAATTCTTTTTTTAGGGTTTTTAATTCTTTTTCTAAACTAGCTTTTTCTTGCTGTACACCTTTTGCAGTATTCTGAATTATTTGTATTTTCTTTTCTTTTAATTCCGGTCCTACATCTTGGTCACACGTTGGACAATGATCGTTCTCTTCGTAAAACCTTGCTTGTTCTACTAAGTCTTTTATTTTTTGATTGTAGTTTAGATCTAAAGAATTTAGTTGTGATGTTTGTTTTAAATTTTCATTTTGTTTCTTTTGCTGATCTTTTAATAATGTTTCTAAGTTCTTACCTAATTCTCTAGACTCTTCAAAAGCTTCTTTAATTGTTCCTTTATGTACTTTAATCGAATCTCTTTTCTTGTCTATTTGATCTTGGTTTAAAGATTGTAAATCTTTTATATATTTACTTTGTCCAGTTATTTTAGTTTTCAATAAATCTATTTGGTGATTAATATCTACTAACTCATCTCTTATCTTTGTATTACGTTCTTTTAATAATGTATTCATTTTAGAAAATATATTAATATCCAAAAGATCTTCTATTACACTTCTTCGGGACCAAGCAGGTAATTGCATAAATGGAATAAAAGAACTAGATCCTAATACAACTACTTGGTGAAACGATTTATGATTTAGTTTAAGTATATTTTGTTCTAAGAACTTTTGATAATCTCTAGCATTCGATGCTTGGTTTATCATATTACCGTTTTGCCATATTTCAAATTTAGCAGGTTTAATTCCTCTTACTATTTTAAAATGCTGATTTGCTATTTCAAACTCAACAGTAACCTCAGTCTTCTTTTGATTAATAGAATTAATTAATTGTGCTTTATTAATATCTCTATGTGGCTTATTAAAAAGTGCAAAAGACATTGCATCTAATAATGTAGATTTACCTGCACCATTTTGTCCAACAATTAATGTTGTAGGTGATTTATCTAATTGTATTTTAATAGGATCACTACCAGTGGATAGAAAATTCTTCCACTCACATGATTTAAAATGTATCATAATATTTCCAGATTCTGTGCTTCAGTATATAATTTCCTCAATTCGACTTTAATATGATCTTTATCTAAGTCTGTTTCTACTGCATCGACATAAGAATCTAGAAGTTGTGTTGTATCTTCCAGGGATATTTTCTCGTCTTCAACGCTTTCTCCCAGATACTCTTCGAAAGATTCTGCAATCTTTAATTCGTATGTTTCAATGCTATTTAATTTATCAATAAACTTATCAAACATATATAAGTCATTTTTATTTATAACAATTAATTTAATAAAATGTTTTTCGTATTCACTAACATCTACATCGTTATAATCTACTTTACTATCATCATATACTATCTTTTTAAATATAGATATAGGATTTCTTACTGCTTCTATTTCTCTTGTTTCAGTATCAAGTATATGAAAATATTTTGGATCGTCTACATCTGCCCAAGTAAATTCCATTTGTGAACCTAAATAAGTAACATTTTCTTTTGTTGATTTAGTATGGAAATGCCCAGATAAAACCATTTCAAACCTAGAGAATATATCAGCATTCATACCGTGTGGATTCGGCATACCTGCCATCATATCGAAACCTTTTAATTCTAAATGTGCGCCGAGTATAGGTGCTTTACAATTTAAAGCCCACTTTGTATATTGTTCATAGTTAGCATTATTAATCCACGGTATAACAGCAACTCCAAGACCATTATAATCTAGAACAGTTGGTTCCATAATGATATTAACATTTGATGTAAAATATCCGAGAAGTTCTTTGAGAGAACAAAGCTCGTTAGTGTTCTTGAAATAGACATCATGGTTGCCGGGAATAATGTCCATAGTAATGCCAGCATCGCGCATAGGTTCAAGGAAATGCTTACGGTTAGCATTGAGCGCTTTGAAATTGACAAATTTCCGATGCTCGTAATAATCTCCGAGATGTAAAATGTTCTTGATATTATGTTTATGTAAATAAGGAAAAAATATTTCTTCATAGAATCTTTCTTGGTATTGTAAAAAAATATCCGATGAATTTCGGACACCACAATGCGTATCGTTTAGTATAGCTACTTTCATATTACCTCATGAAAAGTTCTAGCTTTTCTCTTTCCTTTTCTTCTTTTGCAAACTCTTTTATTGCTTCGTCTTTCTTTCGAACAGTACTTATTCTTTGTCTTAAAGTATCTACGTAATTCATTGTTGCTTCTGCGCCTTCTTCGTCCATACCCATTTGTACAAAGTCTTCGATACCCATTTTTTCAATAAACTTAAATTTAATGTCTTGTTGCTTTTTCTCTTTCGTAATTCTACGGATAAAAGCATAAAAACATATTTGTGTAAAATAACTAAATGCGTTTGGGTTTCCAGTTCTTGTTGCGGTTTCTATATTATAATTATATATTGCTCTTAAACAATTTTCAACCCCATCCATAACCATTTCTTCCCGGTATGTATAACGTACAAAGTTTGGTCTATGGGATAATCCTTCTGCGATCTTTATAAAACATCTTGCAATATAATCTGGGACCGTAGGTATTGGTTTATCTTTCTTTCTTTGTTTGTCACATGCTTTCACATATTCTACAACTGCTAATGAAAACTCTTTATTGTTTATATAATGAGCTTTATTCTTTTTTGTTGCCATAATTCTATATCTCCATAATTTAAATAGAATGTTATATTATACCATAGTTTTAACTAAATGTAAATCCCCTAAATTTATTTTTGCTAGGGGGTTTACAAAATGCATTTTTTATGATATAATATTAGAGTATCCTGGGGATAGGAGAGTACTAATGAATAGTCTTCTTATTTGTGTCCCCTGATATAAACAAATCATTTATTTCTTCGTCCAATATTGAATCTTCTAATTCGTTGAGAAGTTCTTCACTTGGGCGGTTGGTCATCTTTTTAACTGGTTTAGGTGGATTATCTTTTAAACTTAATACAAATTTTATATAAGCTTCTTTTATATCGTTATCAACCTGGGTAGATTGTACAACATTGTGAAACTTAACTTTATAATTGTCTTCTTTTGAAAAAGGAAACCAAGGTGAAAAGGAAAAACCACCAAGTAAAGCATTACTTACTTGTACTGGAGTTCCTAAAAACCAGTTGTCTTTATTCTTAGAATTAACTGCAGCTATTATCTGATCGCCGTTAATTAATTTAAAATGTCTTATTTGTACTTCTTCTTCCATTTAAATATTTACCTCGTGTAATTCATAATCAAATTTTTCTTTAGAATATATCTTTATTCTTTCAGCAGCATGTTCTAATGTATAATTCTTTTTCGCTTTCCAATGAAGATCATCTGCTATATCAAATACTTTTGTATCTCTATCACTCTTTCTCAGTCCTCTCCCTATAGATTGTAATACACGAATCTGACTTTTCGAGGGAGAAGCAAATATTAAATTATGTAGTCTCTTTATATTTATACCAGTTGAAAACGTACCTAGTGAAGCTACAATAATAGCATTCTTTTCTTTTTCAGTTATCGCTCGTACGCTCTCGCGCGTGTCCACGTCCGTCTCGCCCGAGACATAAAAAAGCTTTCTTTTTTTACCTTTAAGTTTTTCTTTTAATATGTTATGTAAGGGTTTACCATGCTTTTCGACGTAATTAAACAGGATTAAAGTATTACCTTCTTGGTCTATAGCTAAGTTAGATATAAAATTATTTCGTGGTGTATATCTAACAATAAAGTCTAATTCTTCTTGGTATTTTAATTTAGATATTTCTTTACAATGTTCTTCTTTATATTTTAATAATAACATATTAATATCTAATTTAGCTAATTGGTCTGAATCAATCAGATCTTTTGTTGTAGTTACTTTTTTAACTGGACCAAATAATCCTTCTAATACTAATTGGTGGGTTTGTGTACCATCTAATGTACCAGTTGTTCCTATTCTATA